TATATCTATAGATGTATATATATCTCCATAACTTACATCAGTGGAAGAAATATCTAATGTAGGAGGAGAATTATAAAACCATTCAAATTCTGTTGAATAAATTAAATTTTGAGAAGAGTCATAGTAAGGTAAAATCTGTGCTGTTACTTTTCCAGGAATCTTAGCTTGTAGGTCTGACTCATAATATTGAATTTGGTTGGTACTTATCGGAGTTAGTTTATAATCAAATTGTTGCTCAAAACTCCAATTTTGTCCATTATCAGAAGTATAAATTACCGATGAATTGTTATTACTATAAGGGATTCCAACCGTAATCCATTTGCTTCTTCCAAAATTATATGATAAAACTTGAAATATATAATCACCGCCTTCTACAATATCGAATGGGCCATTCCACATTAATCCATCATCAGATGTATATGAAATTTTTTTTCCGACCACCAAACATAGTGAGACACCATTAGAAGCCAATTGTACTTCAGGACATACATCGATCGGTGCATTGGGTGTTGGATTATTACTCCAGTTAATTCCGTCATTAGAAGTCAATAAATCAGAAAGTAAATTGAAATCATTTGTGTAACCAACTGCAATCCAAAGTTTCTCCTTTTCAAAATAAATTATAGATGAATAACTATTAGCAACAGAATAATGTGGTACATTAGCTTCCTTCCAATCAATACCATTTTCTGAATACCAAAAATAAGTTTGTGCGTAAGGACCTCCTGGAGCTCCACAAGCTACCCATATTTCATTATTAAATGCTACATCTCTAACATTCGATGAATTAATTTGGTTTGTAAAATTCCAGTTCATACCATCTTCTGAATAACTAATCTTTCCTGTAGTTAAGGCAGTATTAGTTCCATTCTCGCTTCCAACACATACCCATAATCCATTATTCCATTTAATACTATTTCCAATATAAGGAAACCCTGATACACTTTGCCTAACACTCCAGTATATTCCATCATATGAATAAAATAAAAGGGATGCTATTGAGCCTCCTTGAGTATCAAGGTAGCCTGGGCTTAGTAACATTTGACCATTTCCACCAATTGAAAGTGATACTGGATATTCAGGGGTATATGAAGAATTGTCTATATTTATAGGATTTGTCGATTCCCAAATTTCCTTTTCTTCATCATAATAAAGAAAGGTTCCATTTTTTTGAAATGATCCTATTGAAGTAAATGAACTATTGGTTATATTTCTAAAATTTTCTATTGTACCATTATTAGTTTTTATATTATCGGAACTTAGATCATCTCCATTAAAATATTTTAAAGGATAAAAATTCAAACTAATGTCAGGTTTGGTATAAGAGGCTCCATTTTCAATTGTAGATGAACTTATATCTACTGTTGGAGAGGAATTATAAACCCATTCAAATTTATTCGAAGAGTTATCATTATATATATTAGCTGAATTTTGAATAGTCCCAGGAGGTGCTATAATGGAAATCTCACCTTCCACCTCCGCTGTAAGAGTAGCAGTAAATAAAGTATCACTATCGCTAGGAGTTATTTCCCCAAGTGTTCCGTTAGTTATAAAAAAATTATTACCATTTATATTAATTTCTTGATTAGCAATAAAATTTAAACTAATATCAGGTAGTGGATATATAGCATCATTTCTAATCGTTGATGATGAAATTTCTAATGATGGTATAGTATCTTCCATTTAAAATAAATAAATATCTTATATTTTTATTTATTTATTTAATTAAAATCCACCATAAGACTGATTGTTCGAGTCAGTATTATTGAAAAACCATCGTAGAGAGAAATATCTAGGTTTGCTTCCTAAGAAGTCCTCTCCTATCATTTTTAAGTCTGGGCCATTATCTACTATCTCTTGAATTGCCGTTGTTCCTAAACCATAATCGTAATACCATAAGTTGGAACTATATCCTGAAAAACCACCATTCATAGACATATACACATCATCATAATTTTGTTTGGGAACACTATCTAAAACATGACGCTTTACAATGGATCCATTTATATATACATCCACATTCTCATCTTCTACTCGAATGATGACATTTATCCATTTATTCAAAGGAACATCTTCTACCACTATCTTTTCATTCATATTTTTAAATGTATTCATAATTACCACCAAATCATTTTTAAATGGAGCAATGTATAATCCTGGAGCATTATTTGGAAAATTCAAACCCGCTGGTTCTTCTTCAAAATTAATATTTTTACTTCCTTTATGGAAGACATGTTTATATTCTCCATATTTATAGTCAGTAATATTATCAATAAAAATCCAGGAAGACCATGTAAATTCTATTCCTTCATTTTCATTAACTGATCTTAGGATCGGTTTTGATCCTTTTACATTGGGATTCGTCGAAATAATTTTCATTTGTTTTCCATCTACCATTCCATCTATTAAATGAGGAGATCCCGATGGAGAATTATAATAGCTAATCAAAGATATACCTACTCGAATTGAAATGATTAATGTAATAATTACCAATAAAAGTAAAGAAAGTTTGGCAATTATACTTTCAGATGTCAAAAAATCATTAGAACTTTGGAAATAGGATAATGAACTATTATAAAATTTATTTATATCTTCTTTAAATCCTTGATAGGCAGCGGAGCTCATTTATATACTATTTATCTATTTTTTAAATTGAAAATGAGCCTTGTTTTTCGTTATTTGCAAAAAAAGATACATCTACTCTATATTTATCAAAAACGCTAAATATTGCCGATCCATAACCCTTTTTGTATATATTCCAGGCTTGTTGAGGATTTGATGCTTCTTTGAAATAAGCAAATTTTGATGTAAAACCTGAAAATCCTCCGTTTGGTGTAATAAACAAATCTTTTTCATTTACTACCTTTGGAACTCCAGGTAAAATACATGTTCTCACCAATTTACCATCAATATAAACATCTAAAGAACGACCATAAACACTTACAATTAAATTAACCCATTTTTGAATAGGAACATTTTTTACTCTACATGTATGCATAGATGTCATTTCCTTATCGCTACTTGGATAGGTCGACATTTTTATTAAAACATCATTTTGTAAAGAATCGAGTGAAACCGATGGACTAGGTTCATTATTTTCATCTAATCGAGCATAGATAATCTTTTCTTCGCCATAACGATAATTCCAATCGTTTATGTAAAACCAAATACTGTAAGTAAAGTTAGCAGCATTTTCATTTTGAACTAAAGAGGTTGATGAAATCTTTTGTTCATTCTTGGCACTTTCTAAACTACTTAAATTATCAGATAACATCAAATATCGTATGATAAAATAAATAACAACAACAATAACTGTCCAAATAAGAATAGTAGTAAAATTCATAATATAATATAAGTTTATATAATTTCTAAATTACAGGAGGGTCAAATCGTACATAGGTTTGGTAAATATTACCTATTTCTTTTTTCGATAAAGGATGTTCGAAATATTGGACATTACAAATTCCTCCATGAATTCCATTATTATACCCGCTTATAAGTGTATCATTTCTTCCATAGGGTATTTCATTTTTTTGAGAAGCAACCAAATTATCATTTATAAATACATCAAGCGTTCCACTAACATAATTTAACACTACATGATTCCATTTTTGTAAAGGAAATTTATCTGTTTTATATATTATTTTTTTCTCTCCAATTCCTGTTTCCATAAGTACCTTTAACATATTATTTCCTCCTTTATAAACTATTTGTGGTTTATTTCCATAATTAAGTAAAACACAGTCTTCATTATAATTTGCATTTGTACTTTCCGGTTGTGGATTAATATATAACCAAGAAGAAATAGAATAATTATAATCAGGATTAACCTTAATTTTTTCATTACGCAATATTATTTCTCTATTTAAATAAATTGGCTCTTTTAAAAGAACATTGGAAGTTAAATTTCTAAAATAATTAATTATTTTGACTACATAATATTCACTTGCTAAAATCAAAATACAAATAGTAAATATAATTATATCTGTCCTGGTCGTAATGTTATATTGATTTTTAAAAAATTCAATCCATTCAATAATATAACAAGGGATGAATAAGATTATATTTTTAAGTAGAGAGAAAAAACTCGAACTATCTTCATCAAATTCGAGATTTCCTTTTTTCTTTGGTAAGTTTTTTAATAAAGATACTATCAACGCTAAACAAAAAAAGAATAAAATTGAAAACATTACAAATGCTGTAGTAGATGAAACTCCTGAATAATTTATACCAAATTTTATAATATAATATAATCCTAAAAGTACAGCTACAATTGAAGCAATAATAAGAAAAGTTTTAAATAGGAAACCTAATCCTGATGTTTGAAACATCGAGTATCGTAGAATTACTAATCTATAAAACAAAAGTAAAAAACCAATTAAGAGAGAACCAAATAATAAATAAGAATAATTCTTTGAATTAAGCAATTGATAAGGATTTTTCCAAAATAAATAGATTCCTCCTAATACATAAAAAATTAATAAAAAGTTTATTTTGGTTATAAAACTAAAATAATTGCTAGTAAATATAAAATAGATCCAGAGAGAAAGTAGTATTATAAATAACCATGATTTTAATGTGTCTTTTATAAAATCTTTCAAGTTCTCCATTTTATATTTTTATCATATTATAAATTTTCCATAGCCGTCTTTTTTCCATGACAATCTCTACAAAGTGCTATTAGATTATCTATGTTATTGGTACCTCCATATTCTAAACGAATTTTATGATCCACTTCAAACCATGCCGGTAGTTGTTTTTCACAAGAACCACAAATCCAACCTTGTTGAGAAGCGACATATTTCTTTTTTGTTTCACTTACACTGCGTTTATGGGTAGAGGTATTTCCAGAATGAATCATTCGTTTCTCTTGAGGCGAAACATTGACATCAGAAGAAGAAGAGGTAAAATCTAAAATTGGGGAAACCAAATTCATTGCTTCTTTATCAATAGGTAAGTATTTAACCATATTGTTAGCATATTTTAAAAGAGACCTAGATTCTGAAGGATTTTTTTTCATAAATAAATAAACTGAAAGTCCTAAAAATATATAAATTCCCATTGTATAATACTTTTTCCAAGAATAAATAGTTTTAATGAGGATTCCATCATAATAAGTATTTGCAATAAAAAAAGCAGTTATTCCTAATATTATTAATTCTAATTTCATTTATTATATACATAAATAATGACAAATAAAAATAAAACTAATAAGATTATAAAAATACTTACTTTATTAGAATTTGGAGGATTTTCATTCTCTCCTTTTGATTTATAATTGGCATAATAAGATGTTAAAAAATCATAATAATCTACATGTGATTTATTCAAACTTCGATTAATTTTATTATGAATAAAATGCATCCATTTGGAAAATGATTTCTGTGAATCAAGATAAGGTTTTAAAGGATATTTATCTAATATATCGCTAAATCTATTCCCAATTTTTTTATCAGGAATAAACAATGGCATATTATAAATTAAATCATAGTACTTTTTTTTAGTAGATGAATTTGGATGTTTTGGATAACATAATGAAATAGTATGTAAAAAAAACCAAAAAGATGGACCCCATATATCAGCGCTTAATTCCATATAACTATCAAATGATATAAAAACATAGATTATAACCATATAATGCTCAAAAATAATTATACATTTTGCAATAATTGTGGTAAAAATGGCCATTTATATCATCAATGCAAGCTCCCTATTACAAGCGTAGGTGTTATTGCCTTTAGATTATCATATTTTAATACGATTGAATATTTACTTATATGTAGGAAAAATACATTAGGATATATTGATTTTATGAGAGGAAAATATAATTTGTTTAATAAATCACAATTACAGAATTTATTTGACGAAATGACCATAAATGAAAAAAAATTAATTAAGGAAAACACCTTTTCATTTTTATGGAATAATTTATGGAACGGAAATGTAGGGATTCAATATAGGAATGAAGAACCCTCTTCCAAAGATAAATTTAATAAATTAAAAGACGGAATACAATCTTCAATTGAAAAATACAATATTAATTGTTTGATTGAAGAAAGTACAACTAGCTGGGAAGAACCTGAATGGGGATTTCCAAAAGGAAGAAGAAATTTTCAAGAAAACGATTTAGAATGTGGAATAAGAGAATGGGAGGAAGAGACAGGATATTCCAAAAATCAACTTATGTTATGTCAAAATTTAATTCCGTTGGAGGAAATATTTATTGGAAGTAATTTTAAATGTTATAAACATAAATATTTTATTGGAAAAATCGATGAAAATAATCAAAATCCCAATCTTCCTTTTCAAGAATCTGAAATTAGCAAAATAAAATGGTGTAATTTGGAAGAATGTAATAAAATTATTCGACCTTATAATTTAGAAAAAATACAAATTCTGAAAAAAGTGAATAAAATATTACATTTATATAGAATATATATATGAATCAAGATAATTATGAATTTCTTTATCCACATCATGATGATCCTATGTTTAATTATAAAATAGCGCAAAGAAAAGAATTTCAGGATACAATGTACGAAGGCAAAATATTGAATGTTGAAGAAGAAGCTAATTTATTATGTAGCAAATCTATGGAATTAGCACCTCATCAATTATTTGTCCGAAATTTTTTATCTTTTAATACTCCTTATAATAGTTTATTGCTTTACCATGGTCTTGGATCTGGAAAAACTTGTTCGGCTATTACTGTAGCAGAAGAAATGAGAGATTATATGAGTCAAATGGGAATAACAAAACGAATTATAGTGATAGCTTCTCCAGTTGTACAAGAAAATTTTAAACTTCAATTATTTGATGAAAGACAACTCAAATTTACCGATGGCCGTTGGGACTATGGTGGATGTACAGGAAACGAGTTTTTAAAAGAATTATTTGTTTCTAATCGTAAGGAAGACAAAGAGAAAATAATAAGACAAGCTAAAAAAATTATACAAAGTAATTATTTGTTTATGGGATATACCGAATTTAATAATTTCATTTCAAAACAAATCGAAGTTCTAGGTGAAAATCTGAGCACATCACAAATCCAAAGAATTAAAAAGAAAAAGATTGAAATGCTTTTTAATAATAGACTCATTATTATTGATGAAGTACATAATATTAGAACTACGCTAGATGGTGAAAATAAAAAAGTTGCCACTAATCTATTATTAGTTGCTAAGAATTCCAAATATTTAAGATTACTATTATTGTCTGCTACTCCGATGTACAATTCCTACAAGGAAATTATATTTTTAATTAACTTAATGAATATAAATGATAATAGATCAGAAGTTAATATTAAAGAAATTTTCGATATCGATGGAAATTTTCTAACTGATAAAGAAGGAAATCAAATAGGAAAGGATTTATTTATTCAAAAACTAACAGGTTATATTTCGTATGTTAGAGGAGAAAATCCATATACCTTTCCTTATAAAATTTTTCCTAGTATTTTTTCGCCTCAAAATTCACTTGAGAAATACAAATATCCAAGGTTTGCATTGAACGATAAAGTTATTGAAAACAAGATTGAATATTTATCTTTATTCATGTTACCTCTTGAAACATATCAAAATAAAATTTATAATACCATAATTGATAATATTAAGAAGGAAGAAGCAAATAAACTAAAAAATAGTTTTGAAAACATGGATACTTTCGGTTATACTTTATTAATGCAACCTATTCAAGCATTAAATATTACATATCCTGTAAATGACCCAGATCCCAAAAAGGTAAGTGAAAGCATCGGAAAATTAGGATTACGCAATTGTATGGATTTTACTGAAAAAATGGTAAATGGCTTACCTGAAAAATCTAACTTTTCGTATAAAAAAGACAAAGAACCAATTTTTCAAATTGATAATCTACAAAAATACAGTTCTAAAATGTTTTCAATTTGTAAATCTATTCAAAATTCAGAAGGTATTGTACTCATTTATTCTCAATATATTGAAGGAGGATTAATTCCTATGGCCTTAGCGTTGGAAGAATTAGGCTATAAAAAATATAAAACCAAATCATTACTTAAAAATCCTCCAAAAACAAACCTTGGAAATTATATTTTAATAAGTGGAGAGAAAGGACTATCTCCCGATAATATTTCTGATGTAAAGGCTGCTTCCTCAGGAAATAATATTAATGGTGAAAAAATTAAAATTATCCTTATTTCCAAAACAGGA